ACATGACACTTGAGGAAAAGAAAGCAAGAGTTAGTCGTAGTGTAGGATATCTAAAGTATCAGAAAGATAACTATGATGATTGGGGTGATGCTGATTTCACAGTTATAGATGCAGCAATAGCGAGTGCCGATACCTTCACAGGGGAATAATACATGACAAGAGCAAAAGACATATCCAAGATAGTCACTGATGCAAACCTCAGTGGTACTCTTGATGTAACAGGTGCATTTACTTCACAAGGTATAGATGACAATGCAAATGCAACAGCTATTACTATAGATAGTTCTGAAAATGTGGGTATTGGTACTAGTAGTCCATCTTCATTTAATGGTGGTGCAAACAATCTTGTAGTTGGTACTGGTAGTGGTTCAGAGGGTATTACCATATACGCAGATAACTCATCTAACAGTGCTATATTTTTTGCTGACACTGATAGCACCACAACTGGTCAAATAAATTATCAACACGCATCAAATGCTTTTACTTTTCATACGAATGGTGGCACAGAACGTATGCGAATAGATAGCAGTGGCAATGTTGGTATTGGAACCACTTCGCCATCATCATTTAATTCTAATGCAAATAATTTTGTTGTTGGGAGTGGTTCAGGTGGCGAAGGAATGACTATTTACTCTGGAACTACTGATAATGGAGCAATATTTTTTGCAGATGGAACTTCTGGTGCTGATTTAACAAGGGGTGGTATTTCATATAACCATAATGATGATTCACTAAATCTAAGAGTAAATAATGACCCTAAAGTTTACGTCACTAGCAGTGGCAATGTTGGTATTGGTACTAGTAGTCCTGCTGGGAAATTACATATTAAAGCAGCTTCTGATAGTGTAAATGATGCTTTGAGAATAGAGAGTAGCATTAATAGCCATTACTATACCCTTAGTAGTGATGCAGGTAATGGGTCATTTCGTATTACTAAAAATGGCACAGAACGTATGCGTATAGACAGCAGTGGTAACTTGTTGGTGGGTACTACTGATAACAGTGTTTTCAATAATAGTGGTTCAGGAACAGGAATTAACTTACAAAACGTTGGTAATATTGCAGTAGCTAGAGATGGAAATGATTGTATGGCTCTCAATCGTCTAAACTCGGATGGCGATATTTTGGTGTTCAATAGTGACGGCTCTACTGTGGGAAGTATTGCTGTTCATGCTTCAAGATTAGTTGTAGGAGCAAATGATACAGCCTTAAAGTTTGATGCTGGTAATAATTCTATGATGGCTTTTGATTTAACTACTGATTCTAATAGAGATAATGCTGTTGACTTGGGATATTCAAGTGTACGTTGGGATGACATCTACGCAACCAATGGAACAATCCAAACTTCAGATAGAAATGAAAAGCAAGACATAGAAGAACTAAGTGAAGCAGAACAAAGAGTAGCTGTCGTTGCTAAAGGTCTTATGAGAAAGTTTAGATGGATAGATTCAGTCGCAGAAAAAGGTGATAATGCAAGAACTCACTTTGGTATTATAGCACAAGATTTACAGGATGCTTTTACGGCAGAGGGTTTAGACGCAAGTGACTATGCAATGTTTACATCTAACACTTGGTGGGAACTTGATGGTGAAACATACGAAACAGAAGAAGAAGCACCAGAGGGTGCAACAGAAAAGACTAGATTAGGTGTTAGGTATAATCAATTACTAGCATTTATAATATCTGCAATTTAACTAACAGGAGAATAAAATGGCAGTAACTTGGACAATTGCAAATATGGAAAGAGACTTGGTGCAGGGAGATAACACAGATATTGTGACTATCTTGCACTGGAGAGCATCTGATGAAGACGCAGATGGTAACACAGGGTCAGCTTATGGCACAGTCGGTGTAACACTTGTAGGTACACCAGTACCATACGCAGATATCACAGAGACACAAGCTATTGGATGGGCAAAAGATGCACTTGGTGCAGAGCAAGTCACATCAATAGAAGATGGTATAGCTGCTCAGATAGCTGCAAAAGCAAACCCAACAACAGCAAGTGGAGTAACTTGGTAATGACTGAACAGAACAATGTAATCACTATTGATGGTAAAGAGTATAATCAAGAAGATTTATCTCAAGACCAAAACTATTTTATTAATCAGATAAAAGACTTACAGTCTAAAGGTGCAAGTTTAAGATTTCAACTTGACCAAGTAACTGTAGCTCAGAATGCTTTTACAAACTCATTGATACAATCTGTTAAGGGTGAAGAAGAGCATAAGGAAGAAAAAGCTAATTAAATGGAAATAGATGCAATGTTATTTTGGAACATTATCTTAACAATGGTTGTTGTTCCTTTTGGTTGGGCATTTAATAAAATGTTTCAAGAGGTTAAACGTATACAGATATTATTGAATAAAACTAGAGAAGACTATGCCACAAAAGCAGATGTTAGGCAAGACCTAAGTAGAGTTATGGAAGCTCTGCATAGATTAGAAGATAAGTTAGATAAAGTGTTGAGTATTAAATAATGGCAATGTTTAAAGGCTTTAAGCCACAAGGATTACAGAAGATAGCCACACGTATGGGTTATGCAGGTAGTATGGAAAAGTTTGATGACTACTTGAAGCAGAACCCTGACAAAGAACGTGAGATGATTGTGTATAGAAGTAAGGCACAAGAGATGGCTAGAGGAGGTGCTGTAGTTAAAATGCAAACAGGTGGGCAAGCTCAACCTAGACAGTTAAGCCAAGCGACAGTTCCTACAACATCTAACTATGCACCTGAAGATACCATAGGGGATGTATCAGCAAAGATGCTGCAAGACCCATCTCTACCTCAAGGTGCTGTAACAATACCTGTGGGTACGCAAGTAACTGCTGACCAAGAAATAGATACTAGTTTAGGTCAAGTTGCTGGAACGGTAGGTGTTCCAACAGCAATGGCTTCAACAACTACTACTACTCAACCTCAATCACTGCAAGCTGCTCAGACAACAGCAGACAAGATGGCAGACAATGTAGATAGTGCTTTGGCTGCAACTAATGCGGCTCAAATGACATTAAATGACCCACGTTCTCAAGTCTTAGCGGCTCAACAAACAGCAACTAGTGTAGGTAATGTTACTGCTGCACAAGGTAATGCTACTCTAATGACTAATCCTGTACAAAGGGAAATACAGGATGGTGAATTAATTAGTGGTGTAGCAGATGCAGAGAAGGCAGCTAAGTTTACTGAACAGATTCAAGCCGCCACAGCTACCCCAACAGAGAAAGCAACAGTACAAGGACAACTAGCACAGCTTACTGCTGACTTTGACATGAATAACCCACCTGCATGGGCGGCTGGAGCATTAAGAGGTGTTCAAGCTCAAATGGCAGCGAGAGGGTTGGGTGCATCTAGTATGGCAGGTCAAGCAATGGTTCAAGCTGCCTTAGAATCTGCATTGCCTATAGCACAGGCTGATGCTCAAACAATAGCTAGTTTTGAAGCACAAAACTTGACAAACAGACAACAACGTGCTATGCTTGCGGCTCAACAAAGAGCAACATTTATGGGTCAAGAGTTTGACCAAAACTTCCAAGCTAGAGTGCAGAACGCTGCTAGAATTGGTGATATAGCTAATATGAATTTTACAGCAGAACAAAACATAGCTATGGAAAACAGTCGGGCTGTAAATACTATGAACTTAAATAATTTAAGTAATAGACAAGCTATGGTAATGGCTGAAGCTTCTGCATTAGCTAACTTAGATATGTCTAATTTAAATAACAGACAACAAGCCGCAGTTCAAAATGCTCAAAGCTTTTTACAACAAGACATGGCTAACTTATCAAATCAACAGCAGACAGATTTATTTAAAGCACAACAAAGAGTGCAATCACTATTTACAGACCAAGCTGCTGAGAATGCTAGTAGACAATTCAATGCTACTTCACAAAATCAAGTGGATCAGTTTTTTGCTAACTTAGCTACGCAAGCCGCACAGTTTAATGCTACACAATCTAATGCACAATCTCAATTTAATGCAGGTCAGGTGAACACAGTTGAGAGATTTAACGCAGAGATGAACAACCAACGTGACCAATATAATGCCACTAACCAATTGGCTATAGCACAAAATAATGCAGTATGGAGAAGAGAGATAGCTACTGCAGATACAGCTGCTGTTAACAGAGCCAATGAATTAAATGCAAATGCTGTCTTAGATGTATCTAAAGAAGCATATGATAACTTATGGTCTTACTATGCTGATACTATGGAATGGGCATGGACTAGTGCAGATAATCAACTAGAAAGAATTAACAAGATGGCTATAGCTCAACTAGAAGCAGATGCAATGGATAGAGCTAATCAAATGTCCTCCAGTTCTGCAGCAGGTACAGCTATTGGTGGTTTGATAGGTACATTAGGTAAGGCTTCTATAATGAAAGGATTGTTTTGATAATGGAAACTCAACCAGCTCCGGGAATATTAACTTCTTTTGAGAAATTAGGAACACCATCTAGTCAACCTACTAAACCTAGAGGTAATGGTATGATGAATAGAAAAAGTAATTTTAGGCAAATTGAACCTCAATCTAAACAACCAGCATTGACTGCTAGAGAAATACAATTATATATTAGAGGTAAGAACCCTAAGAGAGGTGGCACGAATGAAACAGCTTGATGATACATCCTTTGACAGACCTATTCCGGGAATGTCAATGACACACGAACTTGGTGCTAGACCTTGGCAAACACCTCCTACATATGCAACTGTAGAGGAAGCCTCTGATTATTATATAGAGAGAATGTCTAATCCTGAATTTAAAGAGCAGTTGTTAGATATTATGAAAATGCAAATACCACTTACTACACTTGCTAATACAATACAATTGGCTAGTGTCATGGAGGGTTTGCACACAGTGGATGTAGGTATGCTTATGATACCTATTTTAGTTGAAACTATGATGCTTATAGGAGATTCTGCTGATGTTGAATATGTTACAGGTATGGAAGGTGGTAAACCCAATAGACCCGCAATGCTTGATAAAATAGTACAAGATTTAAAGTCTGAAAAAGGCTCTGATGAAGACATGCCAGTGTCGCAAGATGAGGCAATGCCTACAGAAGAACCTATGAATGAAGAAGAAATGCCTACGGAAGAACCCAAAGGCTTAATGGCAAGGAGAGCTTAATGGCATTTTTAGGTAGTTTAGGAAAGGCACTAGGATTAAATAAACAATTTGCTGAAGGTTTAGTTGGAGGTTTTGCAAAGTCTGTAGATGTAGGCATACAAGAAGACATGAAACGTACCCAAGATAATATTGATAATTTAGTTATTGAAACATATAAAGGTGCTGTAGAAAGCAAAAAAGAATTTGACAAGATGTATAAAGAAAATAAGAAATTGGTAGAAAATATTGCTTCTAATTTAGGTGGAGATCAAGGTGTTCAACATCCTCAAGCTTTGCAAGCAGCTCAAACATTAATAAACTTAAAGGGTTTAGATGGTGCATTTGAAGTAGCTCAAGATTACAATAAAGCTTTTAGGTTTTATGGAAAAGACCCAATCAAAGCCTTACTAGCTGATGAAACAGGAAATGCAACTCCTATAACATTGAGTGCTTTGACAAAGAGTACTGTTCCACCTGTGTCTATGCCTGACATATCGGAGCTAGGAAAATCTGCACCTGTGGGATTTATGAAGTCTAATTTTTTAGGACCTGCCCAAGACGCTAGTAGTGAAATTACCACTAGAGCAGAGGCTCTTATTAAAGCGAGGGGTATAGATGTAAATGAACAAACAATTGAATTGCCTCCTGCGGTAAAAGGTAAAATTGACCCTCTCATATTAGGAATGAAAGAAAACCCAATAGAGGAGAAAGCAAGGCTTATTACTATATTAAAAAATGCAGAGAGAGATGGCACTTTAACCAAAGAAAAAGAAGCTGACATTAAATCTATGATGGATGTAACTGAAGGTATTATTAGAGGTTTAAAAAGTAAAAAGGGCATGGATTTCAATGCTACAACAAGTGCAAGTAATAAAATAAATGAATCCTTAGTTGGTATTTATAATATTAAGCAGAAGAGAAATAAATTTGGTGTGTACGTTGGTGCAGATGCTGAAGCAAGTCAGCTTAAAGTACTAGATAGAGCAACTAGATATTATTTAAAGTTTGTTGAAGAAGCTACATATAATGGTGATTTAGAAGATGGGAACTCTAACTTCTTAAAGATAAATGAAGCTATTGCTACTAATAAACAATTAATAGGAGTAACTATAAATGGTAAATATACTATTCAAATAGTTGAGGACTCTGAATTTTTAGACGCAGAGACAAGAAAAATATTAAATCCTAAAGACACTAAACAGCTTGACCCTAAACAGATAATAGAAGAAAATAAAGTTAAAGATATAAGCACTCTATCTCCTAGTCAAATAGTAGGGGAAGTTAAAAACTTACCTAATGTTAAAAGTTTAAATAGCAAAACTAGAGTTAAAAGAAAAATAGAATTAGAACAAGCGTTTGTTAAACAATTTATAAAGGATAATCCGGGTGCTACTATTGATATAGCAACAAAAGAATTTAATAAGCAAATAGCTGGGTAATTAACTACATGTCCTACACACAGTTCTCCAAAGAAGAATTAAATAGAGAAAACCTTATCAATGATGTTGACTTCATCTATGATGCAAAACAATTTTTGTATGATAGAGAAGACTATCAATCAGATAATGCAGAAGATATATATGACAGATATTTAGAGCATTTCCGTTATCAAAATGTGAATGAGGTATCTGCTGTGCGTGATATGTATTTAGCACAAGAATATGAGCAACAAGGTGATGACGAGGGTCTAGCTCGCATGGGTAGACTCATGTCTACATTTGAGAATCAAGATACAGACTTTACATCAGAAACTGTGACGGATTATTTAGGTGGTGTATTTACTGCTCCATCTACGTATGCGTCTATGTTTTCTTTTGGTGCAGGTAAAGCTGGAACATTAGCAGCTCAACAAGGTATAAAGTTTGGTATCAAAGAGATAATAAAGAATGGTGCTAAAGCTAGTGGTGGTAAGATGACCAAGAAAGCTTTACAAAAAGGCACTGAGAAAATGGGCAAGTTGGCAACTGCTAAACAAGCATTTATAGGTGGTGGTTATAAAACTGCTATTGGTGGTGCAACAGTTGATGCACTTGGTGGTGCTGGAACAGTAGCTGCTCAAGAACAGACCCGTGTACTTACTGATGAAGACAAAGAAGAGATAGATTTAGGTACAGTAGCATTAGGTGGTGCAATTTCTGGTCTTCCCGGTGGTATTATTGGTGGTGTAACAGGTTCACGTAAAGCTTTTACTAGTAATATTGCAGGTCAGTTCACAGCAAAAGAAGTTAAAAAACGTAGTAATGCTATTAGTCATGTTTATAAAACAATCAGTAGTAAAAAGTTTGGTAAAAGTAAAGACTTTAAAAGTAAAGTAGCTCAAGCCTACTCTACAATTTTAAAAAAATCACTAGATGAAACTCTTGGTAGTTTTAACATGAACGTAGGTAAAAGATTAAAAATAGATGAAGCTGTAGAAAAGGGTACTTTACTAAGTTTAGATGAAAAAATTGTAAGAAACATAGGCTCTGCGGCATCAGAAGTTATGGACATGATACCTGCAAGAGAGGTTATGAAGGATGGTAAGCTAACAAGAGTTGCTAAAGGCAGTAAAGAAGATTTAGAAGAAAGAATAACATCTCGTATAGCTAGAGGTATATCAAGTGGTATAATAAGCACAGATTCATTTTTAGGTGTTCTAAAAGCACACAATCTTAGTGCTACAGAGTTTGGTGCATTATATGCTGCCGAAATGTCTCAAGCTGGTAGAACTTTACAAACTGGTAGTGTTCTATCTAGAAAAGAGAGAAAAAAGTTATTTGAAGAGCTAACAGATTTAGATAAGGCTCTTGTTACGCTAGGTGAAACCACAGAAGCAGCACGAAATGTTGTCACTCAAAGAGCAGACAGGGGTTTAGTTTTAAACAAAGCGGGTGATTTTTTTAGAGCGTTAAATAAAACACGTATTGGTATGATGACTATTCAAGCCGCTACTACAGTTAGAAACACTACAAATGGTTATATGCGTAACTATGTGTATGCTTTAGATAATTTAGGCGCTGGAGCATTTAATTATGTCAAAGGTTCTTACAGACTGGCTGTAGGTAGCTCTGATAAAGAGTTAATGAAAGGTGCTGAATTTGCAGTTAAAGAGGGCATTGCTCAGTTGAGGGCTGGAGGTCAATCTTTAATGCTAAAAGATATGGTGTTTGGTTTGCAAGGCATTGATACTGCCATATTAACTAAAGTATTCAAAGACCCAAAATTAGGTAATTCAGATGTAGCTAAACAATTATTTAGAGAGTTAGGAGATATAGGAACTTCTGTTGGAGCAGATTCAGGCAACATGTTAAAAACTGCTAGATTTTTAAATAAGTTTAATACTTTAAGTGATAATGTATTTAAATCTGCTATATTCTCTCGTGAGATAGATAAACTTATTAAGACAGATGCCGCTGATGTATTTAAGAAAAAGGGTATAAATGGTTTAAGTGATTTAGTTTCTAGTGGTAACTTTAGAATGATGGATGATAAAGCGTTAGCGGGAGCTATGGAAAAAGCTTTGGATTTTACATATCAAACAGGTAAGTTTAGAGGCAAAGCAGGTGTTTTCAACAGTGCTGCTGATACATTTATACAAGCATCGTCAAGTCAGCTAGGTTCTGCTTTTGTTCCCTTTCCAAGATATATAGTTAATCAATTTAGATTTGTGTACGAACACGCTCCTATTATAGGTATGCTGGATATAGGTGGTGTTTTAAACAAATCTGCTACTGCTGAAAGATTTGGAAAACAAGTAACTGGTTTAGCAATGTTAGGTGCATTTTTTGGAATGCGAGATAACTTAGGAGATGAGACTACAGGTGCTTATGAATATAAGAATCCATTTGGTCATGGTACATTTGATGCTAGAGCATCTCTAGGACCTTTTATGGCATATGCTTTTGTAGCAGATGCGTTATATCAAATAGGAAGACCTAATGGTGAGTTAGAGAAAGCATTTGGTTATAGATTGCATGACAATGATAAGGTTACAGGAAAGATAAAAACTAGAGAATTTGTAGAGGCATTATCTGGTGGTTTATCTAGGGCAGGTACAGGCTTACAATTTGTAGATGAGATTGTGAAACTAGCAACAGAAGAAACAGCTTTAGACAGCAATAAATTCCAACAAGGACTAGCTAAATTCGTGGGTAACTATTTTAGTACATATACTGTTGGTGCAGGTATGATTAAAGATGCAGTTCAAATGGTTGATCCAGACACACGTATGTTGACGGATAATACAGATGTAGAGTTTTTACCCTACATGTTAAAACAAGCTACAAGATCATTCCCAATGGAAGCACACTCGGATGGAGAAGGTTTCTTAGAAAGACCACCTCAAACTACACCGTACAAAAGTACAGGCATTAGAAACACAATGCCTATGTTTAGGCAGATAACTGGATTAACTCCTATGGAAGAAAAGAATGATGTTCAACAAGAGTTAGACAGATTCCGTTTAGATTATTTTGAGGTAGCACCAGTAAAAGTGCAAGATAATATAGCTAACAGAGAGGCTAGACAAAATGTTGCATTGGCTATGGAACACCATTTAAATAATTTTATTAACAGTCCTGAATATATAAACTTAGCAAATGACTATGAAAAAGAAAAGTTTTTAAGAATAGAGTTAAATTCAATACGTAGTGAGGCAGTAGCTGAAGCACTAGATGAAAAAGATTATGATACACCCCAAGATGTAATTAGAAAAGAAAAAGCTAGATTTTTTAAGATTTCTGAAAATGACAGAAATATAATATTAACTGCTTTTAAAAAGCAATTCCCTAATGTAGAAATTGGAAATGATGACTACACGATGTTACTACAATTTGCTGTAGATTATGGTGTAATAGCAGAATAATTATCTATCGTCACCTGACCCTTTTAATGTTCCACGTTCTTTTCTACTATGTAACTTCTTTAAATTCTCTTTCATAATATCATTCAAAGGAACTTCAGTTTCTCTTGCTAACATAGCACAATACCAAAGTACATCACCTATCTCTGATGCAATTGCTTTCTTATCGCCCTTACCGTCACGTATAAGTTTTTTAACTTTGCCTGCAACTTCCCCAGCCTCACTTGTCAAGCCTAGAGCTAAATACTCTAAGGCTTTTTCTTTTGGAAATATAGCTGTTTGTGCAGCTTTCATTTCATAGAACTCAGCAGTCATAACCTCTGCTATTATCAATTTATCCTCCATAAATCTTTTCGCCTCTTCTTCTAACTTCAGCATTTTTAACCCTTTCTAGTTGTATGTAATAAGCAGAATTAAATCCTCTTTGCCATTCTCGTGATTGCATAGTCATATCACTAAAAGGATTTATTAATTTTTTCCTTTTGAAGGCATTGAACCCTTGATTAAATTGTAAGCTCAAAGGTGCATCATATTTCCCCAAACCTCTTTCTTGTCTAGTTTTATATTTCCTATTTTTTTTCTGCATGTCATAATCTCCTCTTAGAAGTTATATTTATTTCTTTTCCTTTTTATCTTTAGGCACTTCAGTTCTTTCAAAGTATTTAGTTAGTACGTTAAGTCTTCCATCAAGATGTTCTAAAGCAGACAGTTCTTTCTCAATAGTATCTATTACAGTTGCCCTGTCTCTTGCACCAACAGGGTTGGTTAGCATAACCTCTGCATTAGCTATATGAGCATTCATCTGCCCAATCATTTTAGTTTTGATTGCATTTAATATCATGTCTCTCACTCTGTATTCCTCTTCTTTGGTTTTGGTTTAAGATGTAAAAATTCCCTAATATGTAGTTTTCTACCTTTAAAGAACACTATTAAGTTTATAGTTGTGTTGATGGAAATGGCGATAAGTAACCACCATTGCCACCATAATAACTCTGATGATTCTAACATTAATTAGATGTCAAGTCAACTACTTCACAAGCACCTGCTGTGCAAGCTAACTCTCTTCCACCACTAGTTGTATCTTCCTTTTCAAAATCTGCTAACTTAGACCAATCAATAGACTTAGGCATTATATTTTTTAATTCTAAATATTCTTCCCTTTCTACGTCTTGATAAGGTGCTTGAGCATATGTATGGTCACTGAATGGTAAGAAAGATATACCTGATACTTCATCAAAGTTCTTGTATACCCATGCTCCTACATCCATCCATTCATCTTCTTTGACAGACACAGTAACAGAAGGCTTGTGCTCACACCAATGTCTTTGGAACATGAGCCAATACTCTAGCTGTTCAATAGCAGACATCTGTGTTCTAGTGACAGCACCTTCAGGTGACTTCATAGGAAAGCTGAACACAGTAGTGCTATCAGGTTTCATAACACAAGGCTCACTTGGTATACCACTTTCTTTCATAAACTGTGTTAGTGGGTCTTTGTTATCACCACGTACAGTTCTAATGTAATAGTCATTGTGTCTAGCATGAATGCCTGATGCACTGTCAACTAATTGACTAACTGTACCACTTGGTTTTACACAAGTGATAGCAGTTGACTGTGGTATGTCTAAGTCTTTAGACAATTTCTTATTAGTTTCCACTGCTACCTCTCTTAACATAGTGAGTACTTCTTCTGTCCATATATTTGTATCCAAGATACCTGTTAGGGAAACTCCTAACAATCTCTCTTCCTCTGTATTATCTTTCCATATCTTACGTAGATACTTAAAGTTAGTAAGAGTAGATTGAAATGTACCTAGTATAGTAGCCATACGTACCTTCTCTGTTAAGGATGTTAAGTCATCTGTAGCTCTACACACAACCTCAGTAAGATTACAGAACTGATAAGGTCTAAGTATAATCTCGCTACAAGGATTGCATCCAAACTCGTGGTCAATATCACGTCTACCATTCTCAGATGCCTTCTCTTTGGCTGCTCTACGATTGAAGATGCCACGTTCACCTGACTTAGATTCATATAAAGATGTCCACTCTCGCATGAATGTACCCATCTCAGGCTTACCTTTAAATGCTACAGAGTTATTAGCTAATGCTCTTTGCCCTTCATTCTCCCACCATTGACCTGACTTAGCATGTCTCATTTGGTCATCGCCCAAGTTAGATAAAGAGATAAGAGCAGAACGTCTTACACCACCTACAACTACAACCTCGCCAATCTTGCACATGATGTCGTGGCATTCAATAGGGAATAGTCTTCTGCCTTTAGCTCCTTTGAACTTTTGGATGCAGAACTGAAATAATTCAACTAAAGGTGCAGGTCCTGATGCTCTACCACCAAATGTCTTTAGTCTAGCACCTGCAGGTCTTACTTGTGAGACATCCCATTTTGGAACTTGTCCTACATATAACATAGCAATAAGTTCTCTCAATGCTTTAGCCCAACCGGGTCTGCTGTCAGCAACAGATATGATAGTAGTGCTGTCCTCAAAATGCTCATTAACCACAGGTAACTTGTCTATGTTTTCACGTTCAACAGAGAATCCTACACCTGTACCACACATAAGTATATACATGCACTCGTCAAAACTACGTGGACTATCTACAGGTATGTAACTACAGTTATAACCACCCACATGACACCTGTCTAAGGCAGGTCCTGCAGTCATTAAAGCTCTCATGCTAGGCATGACACCTAAACTCATTATTTGATTAGTAAGCTTTTCTTTAAGAGCTTTGGTTATAATATAATTATAATTATCTTTCATATGACTACTCATATAATCAAAGTATCTATCTACTGTTTCACCCCAATTCTCTCTTCTTTGCTCATCATCTTTCCATCTAGCATAGCGAGATAGGGCAATAAAGTTTTGATAATCTGTGGGTAAGTAATTTTTTAACATTTATGTCTCCTCTGTTATTGTTTTTATTGATTTTACTTTCAATCCATCTACTTCGTGAATCATGTCCGTAAAGTAGTCTTCTATTTCTTCGCCTACCTTACCATCTGAAGGAATTGGGTATTCCTCTTCATCTACAGATAATAAGAGTATCATTTTAACTCTTACCATCGTAGACCTCTATAAGTTTATTGAGATACCATTGTGCTTTTTTTAAGTCTTCTACACCATTCTTGTATCTATATCGCCATAAATATTTAAACACATTTCCTTGTAAATAATAATCAAAGCCATTTGTTAACATAGCCTCAAGTGCATCTATAGTTTCAATACCTGCTTTGTTATAATGAGCAGGACTATTAACCATGTCCTCTTGTTCTTTTTCTTTCATTTTCATATACTCCATATGTCTTAACATTATTTGTTCCTTTCAAAGCTTAGTGATATTATATTACCATCAATTTTTTTTGTTACGTTAGCTTTGTTCTGTCTTCTTATTTCGTCATCCTCTTCATTTAAGAAATTTTCTAATTTTAATGTTAGATTAGGGTCTCGCTCCATGAGAGCTATAGTAGATGCAACTAATTGGGATAAGTGTAATAGACTTTCTCTACTCTCTTTGTCTAGGTCACTTTTTTCAGAGGCTATAATATTAACCTCTAACTCTCCAGTCCAATAACTTTTCTCGCATACAGGGTTCAGTTCTATAAAACATGAATTTGGATTTCTTTTCTCTAACATATATTATCTCCTTATTTTTTTACCTGAAAATTTAATAAAGTTCAAGTGTTTATTTTTACCTTTTTCTTTTAGCCAATCTTCAGGTATAATTCTGTCATAATATCTAAAATTATGTTTTATACACCATTCTGCATAGCTAGACTTAGCTCCTTTACTAAGTTTATTTCTGCTATTTGTAAATACAAATCTTATATCTAAATGGGGATGTTGCTTTTTTATACAAAGATGTTTCTTTCTATCTGCCGCTAAAAATCTTCCTTTAGTTTCTATAATTATACCATTATTCAATATAAAGTCTGGGGTATAGGTGCGATATGTTAAATCTTCCCACTCTATTTTGATTGATTCATAATCAAATTTATGTTTCAACTTTTTAAGATATAAAGAGATGGTATGTTCTAAACCACTCCTATACCCATACTTTAGTGCCTCTCTTCTAATTTTATGAGGAGGCACTTAGAAGTTTCGCCATGTTATCCCTGTAAAAGGATTGTAAGAAGTTTGGTAACCTAAGTTTTTTAACTCTTCCTTTACAGCTTCATCTGCTACTTTCCTAGCTTCAATAGCATCACGCAAACCCGCTGTACGCATTTCACGATACTGCTTTTTTGCTTCTGCTAGTTGTTTCTCCATTTCATCAATATCAGATTTTAACTCATCTAATGATTTACTCATGCTATTTCTCCTTTCCTAATTTTATATATGAGACAATTTTAGGTGTCTGTGCCTTAGACATAACAGCAGGTTTGTCCGTTAAATCCCAACAATCATATCTGTAGTCACAGAACTTACAGTTAGTGTTTAACACCGTATTGCCAGTAGGCTTGCCTCTAAATGTTTCTTCCTCTGGCTCAAAACATCTCTCAAACTTATTTGTATTAACAGTAGCTATTGTGTCTTCAATCTTTTTTATCTCGTCATCTAGATTAAGTCCATTAGCAGGCACATATTTAAAGTGACCATTGGCTTTGTTTACAACCCACCAACCACCAACTTTCTTACCTGAAGCTTTTGCGTAACCAGCAAGTTGCCCTATGTATCCGAACCCATCACCACTACTTAATGTGTCATAAGATTCAAACTTATTTTTATAAGACCAATCAGATGCTGATTTAACATCATCAACTGCTCCATCAATCACTAAATCATAAGAACCTGACACCTCTGCACCTTTACACTTGAGTGTAACAGTATCAGACTCTTCATAATCTACCTTAGAAGCTTTCAATAAACCCTTGAAGACTGCCTCAACTATATCTCCTAACATCATATTCATCATAAAATTATTTGATTTAGGTAAGGCAGTCTCAGGTTTATTTTTCTCGTACCAAAGTTGGCAAGTGGGTCTACCAACATTAGACATACGTAAAGTAAAATCTTTTCTTTTGACCTTACCACCAAACTGACGTTGCAATGCATCTTTTACATCATTGGCTACTTGATTTATAATCTCATCTGACATAACAGATTTACCATTGACTGCATCAGTCATATATTGATGCAACTTCAGTTCAGCGATATGATTCATTAGTTAGTACCCTCAATATCAATAAAAGACTCTACAGTTTCCATCTCTTCTTTTGAAACAGGGTTCTGCCTAGATTCTACTTTTTCTTCCCACTCCTTACAGATGTAGTCATTGAAGTTCTTTATCCAATCAACAAAGTCTCCAAATAACTTTTGGTCTTCTGCTGTAACATCAAATGCTTCAGAGAAGTCAACTTGGGCGATAGGTGTATAAAAACTACTTCCGTTAGGTAACTCGTTTGCTTTAGTACCATTAAGATGTATCATATGCTGTATAGGCAATCTAGATTTCTTAACATACTCATTAAACTGCTCACCTAAAGTTTTGAAAGCATCCTTATTATCTATCTCCCAAATGAAAGGTACATCACCTATTTCTGTAGGTTGACCCTTCTCGTCAGTAGGCTCATCTAAAGTAACCACACCAAAGATAACACGAACACGTTTAATTTGTCTTATTAAGTCTTGCATGTCAGGTGCTAATGCTTTGAAGTCTTCTATGTAACCAGACGGTTTACCACAGTTGAACCTACCTGTATTGTCTTTCAAATCAGTATTAAGATTATCAGACATTATAGTTCTATGGAACATGCCCTTGGGTTCGCCAGCTTTTGCATTAAGATTCGCTATGTACCTTCTTAGCATAAACCTTTGCATGAATGGGCGAATGCTTATATTCTTTGAATAGTAGAAGGTAGAACCATTTTCTTCTACAACCTCTAATCTATATGCTCCACCCTCAATGACTTCAACATTAGCCATCTTACCATTTATATCAGCTTGACCCATTATAGGTGTGTGCCATATTCTTAGTCTGTTTAAGTTGCCAGACTTCTTTGGCTTTGCAGCAACTTCTGTAGCTATTCCCATAGCTTTAGCTAAGTCTGCATAGCTATCTGTATTTATATTGATTAAATCATTCATTTATTTTTTCTCCTTTCAATAAGTGCCTAGTTATATCATGCAACATCTTTAGTGTCAAGCCAATTAGTACCTATTTTTGCCTCTAATAATAAAGGCACATTAAATTCTATTTTAAACTCTTTTTCTATTAAAGATATCATATTCTGATTAGTTATTTCAATTACATCTAATACTTCCTTTTCTTCATTTGGGTGCACATCTACTACTATAGAATCATGTACACTGTTTACTACACACGATTGATAAGGTTCTAACTTCCTCTCAATATACATTAATATCAAAGGTACTATATCAGCAGTGGCAAATGATTGCACTGGATAATTTTTTATCTGTGTAAAATTAGTTATCTTGCCGGATATTAATCTGTGAACATCCGGGAATGAAAACTGCCTACCTGAAGGTGTTGTTATTTTTCCTGTAGCTAGAGCTTCTTTAGCCAATCGGGTATGCCAAGCTTTGATTCCTTTGTACTTCTCTGTAAAGTGTTCATAGTAGGCGGCTTCTGCTTTGCTTCTACCAAACCCAGTCGCACCATATAACGGTGCAAACGTATGTGCTTTAGCCTCTTGCCTACTTGTCGGCTGACCAGCATCAGTGATAACTTTAGACGTATACGCATGTACATCAAAACCAGTTGATACCTCATTAATAGCGACTTTATCTTGTGATAAATATGCCGCAGCTCTAAACTCCAATTGTGCAAAATCTGCCTCCATTATCTTTCCGTTATCCCAACGTGACACAAACACTTTCTTTACGGGGAATGTTCCCCCTCGTGGCATGTTCTGCATGTTAGGGTCTGCACCACTGAATCTACCTGTAGATGTTCTGTGTTGTAGAAGTCTTACGTGTAATTTACCATCAGGTTTTACGTAAGTTTTTATACCTTGCACAAAAGAAGATAGGTATGTGTCTAGTGCAGATAGTCTTTGTAAATCTGTCAAGAAACTTAGTGCCTCTGACATATTTAATTTCTTAGCAGTATCCTGTAAGACATCTAGATATTTTTTATTAACACTAAACCCATTTGCACTAACCCATTTAGCAGATGGTGCAGAAAATTTCAAACCTGCTATTTTTGTGCTATTAGTAAAAGTGTAGCCAGTACCAGTGCAAGTATTACACTTGGGCTGCTTAACATAAGGTTTTCCATCTTTTCTTACCTTTCTCATAGTTCCTAATCCAAAACAATCTTTACATTTTACAGCTACTGTTTTGTAGATGATGTCAGATTTTTCACTAACTATTTCTTTATACGCTGATGTCTTCATGTATGAATCAAAGTTATGTGTCCAAGTTGTTTTGTCTCTAGGCTTTCTACTATAGATGACCCAAGACATTTGCTCTGGACTATTTAGATTTATAGGTGTGTCACCCATCAATTGCTTTACTTGCAACCTTAGACGTTTTTCTATGTTTTGTTTTTCAGTCTCAAATTCTATCTTAACCTCATCTAACTTGTTTAGATCAACTGCAAATCCCTTTTGATATATCTTTGCTAATGTTAAGGCAACTCTATTAGTGAGTATAACTGTATCCATTAGTTCAGCATACTCAACTGTATTTAATTTTTTGTATATTTCATCTGACAGTTGTTGTGTAGCATGTAAATCTGCTGACAAATACTCTGAAAGTTCTTGTGGTGGTATGTCTGCCACAGAATAACCTTTCTTAAAGTACTCTTTTAATGTATCTTGTTTCTTGGTAGCTAATTCATATCTTTCAGCACATGCTTCTAGGGATAAAGCTTTCTTGACTCCACATTGGAGTACATATTCACCTAGCATTGTGTCAAATACCGGACCATCATACTTGAATCCACATTCCCATATCCACATTAAATCATGTACTATGTTGTGACCAATTAATATAGTTGCTTGGTCTAATAATTCTTGGACACCTTCAAAGTTATCCCTAAATAAATATTCCTCGCCTTTATCCGTCAAACAACCAACCATTACTAATTCATTCTCTGTTTCAAAAGGGTCTAGGTGTAACTTACCATCTCTAGTAGTAACTGTATTTTCTACATCAAGTGTTAATTTCATCTAATTTCTCCTTATGTTTCTTTAGATATATAACTGCTCTTTTTACTTTTGTCAAGTCATCAGAAAAACCACCCAACCCAGTATTACAGTGATGACATATCCAACCTCTAAATGTTAGTGTCTCATGGCAATGGTCTAATACCCATTTAGATAGTTTGATTTGACCATACTTACCTATCTCCTTTATGTCTCTTTCACAGATAGGACAGCAATAGTCATCATTAGGATATACATTTTCCTTACGTAATTTTTTTAGTGTGGCGAAATGTCCTTTCATACAAGACTGACAGGTTCTTTTTACCTCACCCGAAGTTACTATATAAAAATTAGTAATAGGCTGTTCTACATCACATTTGATGCATACATACGTTTTGTATACTTCTTTTTTAGGTTTGACGTAACCAAATAAGTCTGGATAATCATTCATGCCTCATACCTACCAACTTGATAATTAAGCTGACAAGTAATAACACCATGCCAACCTGACAACTTATTCTTAACAATATTTAAATGTCTTTGTAAATCCTCTTCATCTCCATCTTCTTGCTTTGGTGGATTCTTAGCAATTAATATCATCAAGTCTGCCTCTGCAGCTTTACCCGTACGTGATCCTTCCATCATTGACTGATTCAGTAGTATTTTACCCTCTGCATCAGCAGATAGCTGAGACATATAAAAGACAGCACACTCATGCTGTTTTGCAATCATACGTGCATGTATAGCATTTGCCTTGAGTGCCTCATCTGGTCTAGCAAAGCCACCACTTCTAGCAAACTTATCTCCCATATCAAGTAAAACAACATCAGGTTTATATGATTTACAAACACTTTCAACCCATGACATGTCACGACCCGTGGCATCCTTTATCTTTATCTTATCCTTGACAGGTGCATACAAATCTCTTGCCCTACTTGGATTAGCTTTGATTTGTTTCATTGTCATGCCCGTTGAAGCAGTTAAGTACCTAGCACCAACTCTATGAGAGCCTTCCTCATTACACAAGACAATGCAGTTAGCACCTTGATGTGCGAAACCCCCGGGTGAGGCAATCATACTAGCATGAAAAGATGTTTTACCTGTATTAGGTCTAGCACCTACCTCAATTAAGTGACCCGCATTGATGCCCTCAAGTTGTCTTGTTAAAGCAGGTATGTTAAAATTCCAACGTGCTTCCAAATCATTTTTAGCTAACAATGTATCAATCTCCAAATCATCCCATTCAACATTTAAGTCTGGTGTAAAGTCATCATTATATTGTTCTAGTAACATACGTAATGGTTCTAGGCTCGTCTGTTGCCCATTGACATAATCAAAACCTAGATTAGCAATATCTTCCCCAACAACTTGTTGGAAGAGCTTTGAGAGAACCTCTTGTGCTACATCAGAACCTAACGGCTGTTCATTCTTTACAGATTTAAACAATGCAATATATGCTTGTTTCTGTGCAGTAGACATAGACGGATTACTTGATATAAACAAAGCCTCAATCTCATCAGGTGTGACTGTTCGCTCATATCTGTCCATAGCTAGGTCTATAGTCTGCTTTATCTTTCTAGCATCTTTGCTAAACAATCTGTCTGGACATCTAGCTCCACGATGTTCTTTGTAGAACTCTCTGTCCATTAAACTTCTTAATAGTGAATTTTCCATATGTATTACTCCTTTGGGGTTAGTTTGTACAAGTTATTAATATCATCTTCATTTCTATACTTTAAATCATCTTGCAATCTTAGCACACGGACATTGTTTACATACCCACGTAACTCCTTTGCAAATTGTAGTATTTTAGGTAATGCATCAGGGTCTAATGCAATTATAGCAGTTGAGAACTGTGAGAGGTAGTGCTTATGTTCTTCTGACAAAGAAGTTCCAAGTATAGCCACCCCCGTGTGTACATTGCTATCTATAACACAAGCACTTACACAGTCCTCAACAACTACTGCGACCTTACCACAACCATAAATATATGGCAAGGGGTTATTCCCATATCTTTTCCACTTAGGTAGACGTTTACCCAATGCTCTACCAGTTGCATCAATTAAATTTCCTTTATGTTCTATGGGAAAAACAACTCTGTCATCTTTCACATCATATTGCAAATTCATTTTATCTGCATCTAGTTTCCACCTATTACAGAAAGATAGGAGATTTTTCCTATTGTCATGTGGCACTACGTATTCAGGCATCTCAAATGTATTAGTTGTAGACAATTCTTTTTTTGCACTTACAGACTTAATATCATCTATAGATAGCCTAATACGAGTACTCCCACTTAAACTACAGGAAATTTTATAACAATTCCATACTAATGAACCCATATTATTTGTTGCAGTAAATGTTTTGTATGAATTACACGCTGGACAATTTAATCTACGTGTCTCATCTATAGGAATGTTTAAATCTTTAACAAATTCTAGTATATTATACATTATATATGTTCCTTAGTATATATAGGCTCGGACAATGTAAATGTCTTGTAACATGAGATTAACAATGTGTCAAATTTTTTCTTGTACTTAATGCTAAATTAGCTGAAGCAAAAGTATTTTTCATGTAAGGCTTGACACTTTGTGGGTTAGTATGTCCTGTGACAGACATAATATTTCCCATTGAAACTCCAGCATCTACCATTTCAGTTGTACCTGTCCTTCTTAAATCAGACAATCTAAGCTCCTTAGAGAGTCCTGCAGAGTCCATAATCTTTCTACCCTCTACAGGTAGCTTGGTGATTGTGTAAGGCACATACAGACCTCTCCTAGGGCGAGGGCGAGGTGCTACATACTCTTGAAAACCAAAATCTTCTTTCTGCTGAGTTAACATTTGAGATAATCCATCAGATATAGGCAAAAATACTTCTGCTCTTCTTTTGGACTGTTGTATATGCATCCTCTTCTCTTCTAAATTTAAATTTTCCCATTTTATAACACGCATATCACCCAATCTCTGACACCATTCATATGCCATTTGCACAATTAATCCCAAACTTCTGGTATAAAAATCAGAATATGCTACATCTAGATATGCTTTCACATCTGCTTGTGTCCACACCACCTTTCTAGCTATAGGTGTTCTTCTCTTTATACTTGAGAATGGATTGACTGTGCAATGCTCCATATGTATACCATAATTATACACCACTCTCGCCACAGACATGACATGATTAGCAAGGTGTATACCTCGCTCACACCACTCTTCATATGCAAGTTTAGCCATCTTGGTAGTAATATCAGAAAAGTTGATACTGCCTAAATTTTTAGCATCTTCAATTTTTGTGTCTAAAACTACTCCAAGAAAATACTGATATTGTACTTTAGTTTCTTCTCGTAAACTCTTGAAATCAAAAGAAGAATAATACTCATCAATTAAAGTTGATAACTTTTTGCTCTTCATATTTAAGCTCCTTTATGTTGTTCATACAGCAATTTCGCTGCATATTCTATACGTTTGTTATATTTAATTTGATAACCAGTTCCAGCTCCAAGTGCTGAAATGTCTACCAAATTCTTGTGATAATGTTTTATATCCTTCCACTTTTCCTTTAGTTGTACACACATATCATCATATTCATAGTCGCTGATGATGGAATCGCCAAGATGATAGTAGATGTATGAGTGCATAAGATAATAGGGAACTAACATATTAGGATTAGTTCGCCATATGTCTAAATTACTTTTTGTCAATATAAACTCTAAGACATTTAGATTGTTCTATAGGTTGACCATACTCATACTTTTTCCAACCCTCAGTTACTTTGACTTCATCTTTTAAGTACTGACCTCTAACACGCATTTTGTAAGACTCCTTGTTGAGGTATTTCTTTAAGTCATCAGTAAATCTTTGACCATCACAGTCATTAGGTATATCACTAAACACATAAACTTTACCTTTGATGCCTACATTTTCATAGTAAGTGTTCTTCCAAAATTCTGCATTGATTACCTCTGCATCATACCTTTCTTTCCATATTTTATCTTTATCAACTTCTACCTGATGTGTATCAAAGAGTATAGCATATGTCTCACGTAAGGCATCATATTTTTTTTGTATTTCTTCTACCTTCTGCCATGCAATATCATATGCCTCTGCCTTTACAGTTGGCTGTTTGTTAACTTCAGCAAGTCTATCTCTAACCTCATTGAAGGTACTCTTATCAACCATGTTCATAGCTTTTTCTTTCCACATATCTCTTTCTTTAGCTAACTTGGTTATTAACTCTTCTACATTCATGCCACATCTCCTTTCATCCATTGTGGTTTTTGGGTATAGTTGTATCTAGCAAACCTAGATTTGTCAACTATGTAAAATTTCCTATATGCCTCAATAGGAAAGAACTCATCTGTCTTCAAGTCATCATGCCCACTAAAACATTGTGGGTGTGGTGTAATAAAGTTAGTGGTGTTGGGTATAAACTCCGTACCAAGAACTATAGCATCACAATGTTTACTTGCACCATGAACTTTGTGATATCTTTTTGTATATTCTTGTAACATAGCATAATACAAATTAGTTGCCCACATATAGTTCATACGACACTCCATCGCCCATAATGTGCAAGGGTGTTTCTGATGCACAGGTTTGTATAACCCATGCTCCTCTGCATAGTCAGGTGCATGATGCCATAGTGAAGTACATAACATCTGTGCTTCTTCAAGTGGCATCTTGACTATGTGTTGGTCACATAGAGACTTAGCAATCTCTTGTGGTGTTTGTTCT